GATTGTGCCAGAATGGGAGTAAGTTGGTATGTTAGAACTCGCAGATTGTCAATTTAATTTTGTATATTTATACGGAATAAAACCAAACACTTTAGCTATGAAATTATCAGGATATAAAAAAAATAACACACAATTTATTTATGCTTAATACGTTATTTCTTGGTTTGTTAAAGTTTTTCGATTAAGTTAATTATTTTTTATTATATTTGCTACAATTATCAATGTTGTGAAACATCGTATGTTATGGGATTATTCAATTTTTGGGGCAAAAGTGAAGTTTCGGTCGAACGTGACCGTAACGGAACGTTTACCTATTCTTTTTTAGACCAAGATGGTTTTACTAATTCTACAAAGTATTTAGAATTATCTTTGTCTAATCCTGTTTTGTTAGCCATCATTGCTTTGCGTGCTAAAATTTACAGTCAAATGAAAATTACTCATTTGAATAGTGCAGGCAAACCAATTGAAAATAGCGAAGTACTTAAACTTTTCAAACAACCAAATTACTTTCAATCTCAGGAAGACTTCTTCTTTCAACAAATGTGGTTTTTATCAGCCGCAGGAACAAATCTAACTTACAAAGTTAATGCACTTTCTGCCACAAAATCAATTTACAATCTTATTCCGAGTGAAATCAATTTAAACGATTCTCACAAGGTAAAATCTTTTATCTCAACAAAAGCCGAATTAAAAGCTTATGGAGATAGAAAGATTATTTATACTTTGGACGGGCAACAAATGAATATTGCTATTAAAGATTTAATTCCAACTTATGATCTTGCAAATGGTTTGACGTGCAATTCTATTATGAGTTCGCCATCCCGTTTGAAAGGAATATCAAAAACTATCCAAAACATCGAAGAAAATTTACTATCTAAGAATGTAAATTTAAAGATGAGCCAAAAATACCTAATGGCAAGCCAAGGCGATGGGAATGAGGCTCAAATTCAAGATTCAGATCGTAAAGATATATTTTCTAAAATAGCGCAAAAATCATTATTAATAACTAATGCTAACATCAAAGCGCAGCATTTAGTAAGTGATATGAAGCGTTTGTATTTAGATGAACAATTTTCTGCTGATGCTTTAACGTGTTTGTTGGCTTTTGATATGTCGAAAGATATTTTGAACTATTTCAGTAATGGAGCAAGCACCTACGAGAATAAAGAGAAAGCAATGCTTGATTATATCCAAAATTCAATTCAATCCGATGCTAATAATACAATGAATAGCTTTGCAAGTTCGTTTGGTTTGATTGATAAAGGAGAGTCTTTAGTTGCTTCATACGACCATTTACCTGTAATGCAATTAGTAATGAAAGCAAAAATAGAAACTTTGCAATTGTTTATTAATACATTGACAGACTATACTCCAGAGGCTAAAATTAAATTAATTGAAGAATTTAAGCTAAAATTAGGGTTATGAAAGAGCAAAAAAAGCCAGAATTAACTAAGGCGCAAATTGAAAAGTTGAAGCAAGAATCGTTAAAGAGAGAGTTTAATAAAGACAAAGAAATTAAGAAATGATAAAATCAATTTATTTTCCTGATAAAGAATATTCCACTAAAGAGGAGTTATTCAAAGATTTGAAAGATAATTTAGCATTTATTACAGATGCTAAAAAATCACAAATTCAAAAGTCTTGCGAAAAGGGTATTTCAGTAACTTGTAAATCTTTGGATTTATTAAAGTTTGAAGACCAATTAAAGGGAATTAAGATTGACGATAATTTCTATTATATTGCCGTAAATTCAACAAGAGTTTTAGATAGTCACGAAGATTTACATTTAGATAATCTTTGGAACAAATCAATAAAAGACCAACAAGGAAAAAATTATTTAGTTATTGACCACGAATTAGAAGTTGATAAGGTTGTGGTAAGAAAAGAGCATATTGAAATGTTTACAGCAAAAATACCTTTTGCATTATTAGGAAAACCATACTCAGGAGATACGCAAGCATTGATTTATAAATTCCCTAAATCACAAGTAAAGCATCAATTAGTAAAAGAATGGTTAGAAAGTGGTGACGATATAGAAGCGAGTGTAAGAATGCAATATGTTACTTTTGTTCTTTGTTTAGACAGTAACGACCCAGACGACGCAACATTAAAAGCTAATTACGACCAATATTTACCACTTATAGCAAACAAAGAAGATTTTGAGTATATAAGTTACTTCTTTGCAATAAAAGAGGCTAAAAACGTAAGAGAATCAAGTTTGGTTATATTTGGAAGCAATTCCACAACTGGACAAATAAACAATAAACAACAAGAGCCGTCGAAAGACACTTTAGATAATGAGCCGTCAATCGACACTCAAAACCAGACAATAAAAAGAAGAAGAAATTAATTTAAAAACAAAAAACTATGTTTATTAAAAAAACACAAGCGGAGATCGACGCAATGACTCCAGAAGATGCTCAAAAATATTTTGAAGCAAAAGAAGCCAATGACTTAGCTGTAAGTAAAAAAGCAACTGAAGAAGCTATTGAAAAAGCGGTTACGCCGTTGAAAGATGATTTGAAAAAAGCAAAAGACGATAATACAGAACTTGCTTTAAAAGTAACTGAATTAGAAACTAAAGGGGCTAAATCTATTGAAAAAACTTTTACAGATGAAGTAAAAGAAAAGAAAGATGAGATTTTAGGACTTGTAAAAGGAACTAATCAAAAAGAAGTAGTGTTAAAAGCTGACACGGTTAGAGCTTCTATTACAAGTTCAGCAAGCCAAAATAAACTAAATACTATCGGACAACTCGGAACTAAGTTAAGAGGTCTTTATGATGTTTTCAAAAAAGTTAATTTAGGAAATGGAGACGACGCTGGAAAAGTTGTTTATCACGACTGGGACGAAGCTACAACAGTAAGAGCTGCTGCAATGGTAGCTGAGGGTGCTACTTTTCCAGAATCAACTGCAAAATTCACAAAGTATTCAATCGATTTGAAAAAAATCGGAGATACTTTGCCTGTTTCAGAAGAATTTGGAGAAGATGAAGCGAGTGCAGCTGCTGAACTTGAAATGTTTGTTGAAACAAATGTTGAAAGCAAAGTTGATGAACAAATTGCATTGGGTTCTGGGATTGGGGATAACTTAACAGGTTTGATTGCTTCTGTACCAGCTTATACGCCAGTAGCTAGTGGTATTTCAGACGCAAACATTTACGATTTGGTTAAGAAAGTTAGAACCGATATTGTTTTCAATCGTGGTTCAAAATATCGCCCTGACTTCGTAGCAATGAATGCAAATGTTATTGACTCTTTGCAATTGAAAAAAGATGCAAACGACAATTATATTTTCCCTGACAAATCAAACATTGGAAGTATGATAATTGTTGAAGACAACAATTTAGCCGACAATACTTTAGTAGTTGGAGATTCTCGTTATGGATCTATTTTCGAAAAAGGAGGATTAACACTTTCAAGAGTGTATGTAAATGCACAAGCCGTTGAAGATATGGTTACCATTAAAGCAAGAAAAAGAATGTTATTCTTAGTTCGAAATGTTGACAAAACAGGCTTTAGAAAAGTAACCAGCGTATCTGCTGCATTAGCAACTTTGGCAACATAGTAAATGGTAATTGAGTTTACTCAAGACTTTGAAAAGATTAAAAAAGGCGACGTTAAGGAATTTAGTAGAGATATTTCAAATATTTTTATAAAAGAGCTTAAAGTCGCCAAAATCTACAAAGAGGAAGAAAGTAAAAAAGAGATTAAACCAAAAAAATAATACAAAATGCAAATAGTAGATAAATCATTCTTTAATAATCAAAATTACATTCATATTCCGTTAGCGGTTGCCGACCCATCAGCAACACCAAATAATGCTACTGAACTGGATTATTTATGTGTTAAATTAGAGAAAGAGATTCTATTAAATGCACTTGGTTTAAGTCTTTATAACGAAATTAAAGCAATTACTGATATTGATTCAGCGGATGCAAAGTTTAAGAAACTGATACAAGGTGATGAATACGACGGTAAAATATGGTTAGGTTTAGATAATGATGATTCATTAATCGCTAATTATATCTTTCAACAATTCGCAACCGATACGGATATTAGACTTTCAGCAACTGGAGCAAAAAAAGTAAATTCAGAAAACGCAAGCGCTCAAACGCCTAAATACTTAATCGCAGGAGCGCACCAGAATTTCATAAAACAATATCAAGGGGAGTATTTAAACGAACCTTATATCGATGGTAATTTTATTGACTGGTATGGTTGCAATAATGTAGAAAAAAGCCTTTACGGTTATTTGATGGATAAACAAGCCGATTTTACGAATTGGAAGCCTGAAAACTTTAAGATTTACGAAACCAAAAACAGTTTTGGAATATGATAGTTTTTGAAGAGAAAATAAGGGAATTAATCGCATTGATGCCTAAATGGAACGATACACATGCAGTGCGTTACGATTGGGGAACAATTGATGTATTAAATAAATTCTTAGTTCTAAAAGAAAGTGTTTCAAAATATCCGCTTATTTGGTTAGTAACATCAAAAGATACAGACGACTTATTAAGAAATCGAGTTACAAGAAATGCAAGGTTTGTAATTGCAACACGTTCAAATGATGTTGATGGATTTAATGCTAAACAATACCAAACAGATTATAAAGAAGTTCTTATTCCTGTTTACAATGATTTTATCACTTTGCTAGAAAGTAGTGGAATTACTAAGATAGTTGGAAGTACTATCGATAAAGAATTAAAACCTAATTTTAGCTTAAATGATAACGGAAAAGGATTAATTTACATTTGGAATGCGTTGGTTTTGGATTTAGAAATTGAAATTATATCAGGTTGCATAAAAGAAAATATTAAATTTTAATGCTATGGCAGAAAAAGAAATTAAAACAAAATCGTTTAAAGTGGCTAAAGAGTTCACTTTAGACAAATTATATCGAGTTGGTTCGACTATCGAACTTTCAGATAAAAAAATAATCGAAAAATTAATCTCTAACAAATTTATAAAATGAGTTTACAAACACAAATAAATACAGTAAATTGCGGTGCAAACGGTGTTTTAGGCACTGGTTTAGCTGGTTGCAGAATTGACAGAAAGCGTGTACCCGCTTTAGGAGTGGTACAAAAAGGATTTGTATTTGCTTCCGAAATTACAAAATCTTATATGCGTTCTTTGCAAAAAGATGGAACTTTAATAATGTTGCAGGGCGTTGTATCCTTTGATGATTCTACAGCTGACGATAACATCATTACACGTGCTGGGTCGGGTATTAAAGTAGTGGCAGGGAAAAACCCCTACGAACATACAGTAACATTCGACAATGGTATCAATTTTCACAAAGCATTGACTTCATTGTCAGGCTATGAAAATTACGACCTTATTTTGTTTGACGTTGATAACTCAATGTTTTTCACGGTTACAAAATCAGGAAGTGCAAAAGGTTTCACGCTTGGAATGTTCGAGAACGGTAAATATATAGGAGCTAATGGAACTGATGCAAGTTCACAATCTATTTTGCTTCAATTAATTGACCGTGCCGAAATTGATGAAAGAATGTCTTGGATTGAGTCTAACGAATTAGATTTCAGTTATGGAGAACTTACAGGGGTAAATGAAGTTATTGTAACTCCTAATCCAATCGCAGCTGGAACTTCAATTGTAGTAAGTGCATTATTATTAGACAAAACACATCCTGTAGAGGGGTTGTTATTCGGTGATTTTGCAGTAACTAAAAACGGTGCGGCAAACAATCCTACAGTGGCTGTTTACAGTTCAACAACTAAGAAATATACACTTACAGTTGGAGCAATGGTTGCCACTGATATAGTAGAAGTTTCTTTGAATGGAATTATTTTGACGTTGGCTGATGTATTATACAAATCAAATACAGCTAGTGTAATTGTAACCTAATTTTAAAAAAGAAAGGAGAATTAAGCCCATTACTTAATTGTAATGGGTTTTTTTGTATATTTGTTCTATGCCAACAACAATAAGCGACTATATCAAAAAATGTCAATTCGTAGCAAGTGAAATGCTTAACGAGCAGGAAAGAATTGTTTTGGCTAATGAAAATCGTATTATATCGTTAAATGTAGATACTTTTCAAGATGGTTTAGGTAGTGATGATAGGATTTTACAAAACACAAACAAAGTATTTAATGGGGTTTATTCTTTATCGACACAATTATTAGACCCTAAAAAAGTAGCTGGAACGCCTTATAGTTTTATGCAAACAGGGGCTTTTTTATCAAATATGCAAATTGATTTACAACCTAATTTGGTAAAGTTCGACATATTTTCAACAGGAACAGGAAGCGGAGATAAAGCCTTGTTTTTTAAAGGATATAACAACTTATTTGGATTGAATCAAAATAATAGTGATATTGTTAATTATGATATTATATTGCCAGAACTTCAAAAATTTGTAAAACGATATTTATGAGAATTACTAAAACAAAATATTACGAATCAATCGAAACATTACCACTATACAACTTCGATAAATACCGCAATACACGTGATTTGAATTGGTTTATCATCGGTTTTGATGGCAGACAAACCAAGCAAACAAATCCAGCAATGGAGGCAATCGAGAAAACCATTCTTGACGAATATTTCAAAGCGATTGATGATCGTTCGTTTACAAATCGTTTGCAAAAATGGGCAGAAATAGAAGTGTTAAAAACTAAATACTTTGTCGTAAAATCTTTAATTAATCGTATGTGGTTAGGATTTGGAAGCGACCAAATGGAATTACGTTTATTATTCGTTAAAGAATTAGCCAAACACGGATTTAAAATGTCAGAGATAAACACAATCGATGGCGATGCAGTTGAATTGACACGTTTAAATACAGGATGCGAGGGAATAAAAACTAAAATATCATTGATTGAATTGGAATTAAATAAAGACGCAAAAGTAGAAACTACTTCTTTAGCTAAACAATTACAAATCGCAACTATTGGACTTCAATATCCATATCGATTGGATGCAAAAATTATTACAGTTTCAGAATGGATTGAAATTTGTAAATTATTAGAGGAAAAATATAAACAAAATTAATTATGGCAAATAGTGTAGATTTAGTAATTGGAAGCGAGGCAATAAAACAAGTTGAAAATTTAGTTGCAAAATTAAGTTTGGCCGATGCTGAATTGTTGAAAATTTCACAAACTGCTGCAAGTGCTAGCAAAGGCATTTCAAGTATTTCAACCCCTACAGGACTAGATAAAACAGTACAAAGCACAACCTCTTTAAATTCTGAGTTGTCCAAACAAAATGCAATTATAGCGCAATTACAAGGACAAATTCAAAAACTTACAATTGCTAAACAACAAGCCACAACTCAATATAATAGCCTAGGAAATTCTATAAATTCAGTAAACAAAGCTACAAGAGAAAGTTCGGTCGCAAATCAAATAGCAAGAGCAGAAACAGACCGAAACTTTCGAGCCACTACTTTATTAGCTGGAGCATACGCAAGAGCAAGCGCACAGTTATTAATACTAAAAAAACAGGCTAAAGATGCTGCAATTGCCTATGGTGAAAATAGCAAACAGGCTATTACTGCTGCAAAAGCCGCCTCAGACTTAGATTTTAGAATTAAATCTGCTGATAAATCAGTAGGGGATTATCAAAGAAATGTAGGTAATTATACTGGGGGTGTTGTAGGTGGATTTAAGAGTATATTTTCAGGAGTTAGGCAGCTTGCGTATATTTTACCCGGTTTGGGAATCGCGGGAATATTTAACATAGCTTTTGAGGCAATTGGAGCGTTAATAGAAAAAATGGATTTGTTTAAATCAAAAGCAAACCAAATGAAACAATCAAATGATACGTTAAATAAATCATTTGAAGAAAGTTCAGTAAAAGATGCAACTAAAAATGTAGAGGAATTAACTATTAATATAGGACTTGCAAAACAAGGCTTTTTAAATAAACAAAAAGTTGTTGACCAATATAATGAAACTATTGGAAAAACAACGGGATTAGTAGGTTCTTTGGATGAAGCTGAAAGAGAATTGACTAAAAATGGAGATGCTTATATAAAAATGACTTTGTATAAAGCTGCTGCAAATTTAGCTTTAGAAGATGCTGCAAAACAATCATTAGAAGCTGAAAAAAGCCGTTTAAAATCATTAAAAGAGTTTGCAGAACAAAGTGCGGATGTAGGTGTTTCAGTTGGAAGTACCGCTCCGGGTTATGACCCAACAGCAGCAGCTAGAGTTGCTAAGAAAAACATTGAAGCACAAAAGAAAAATAAAGCAGAAGAGATTAAAATTAGCACAGATGCAGCTCAACAAAGTATAAACATTGCTAAGAAATTTCAAGAAGATGCGGCTAAAATTGCAAAAGATTTTGATTTTAATCTGTTTGGAGATACAAAGCCAGAAAAAAAAGCTAAACAAGCAAAAGCCAAACGTGATGATTTAGACCATTTAGAAAGTTATATCGTTCCTGTAAAAACTATTGTCGATGAAATAAATGCAGAAATTGATAGGTTAACTACTGAAAAGATAATTGCAAACGACCAAGAATTGCCCGCAATAAATGAACAGTTAAGTTTGTTATTGCAATTAAAAAAACAATTAAACGAAACACCAATTGGAGGGGCAATATTACCTGAGCATTTTGCAGAAAGAACGTCAGAAGGATTAATAAAACTTAAAACAGATTGGAAAGACACGTTTAATTCTATTGCCGAAAGCGCACAACAAGCTGGTGATATAATGGCAGAATTTAGTCAAAGAAACTTTGATAATGAATATGCTCGATTGGAAGCTCAAAAAGATATTTCTTTGAAATTTGCAGGGGATAGTGCCGAAGCAAAAGCGAAAATTGAAGCCGATTATGAAAAGAAACGTATTGATATAGCTAATAGAGAAAATAAAGCAAAACAAAAACAAGCTATTTTTAATATCGCTATTGACACGGCTCAGGCTGTTATTGCAACTTTAGCCAAAACACCACCTCCCGCAGGATTGCCACTAGCTTTTGTTATGGGTGCATTAGGGGCTGCTCAAATCGCCTTAGTTGCAAGTCAAAAAATACCGCAATATTTTGATGGTACAGATAACCATATTGGAGGAATGATGCTTGTAAATGATGGAGCAGGGGCAAATTTTCAAGAAAAGGTTGTATTACCAAATGGCAAAGAAATAATGCCAGAGGGTAGAAATGTTTTGATGAATGCGCCAAAAGGAACAAAAGTATTGACGCACGAACAGCAAATAATGGAAATGCTAAACGAAAGAGGTATTTCAATGACTCGCAACTATCAAACTAATGGAGGAATGACAGCAAATGAAATGGATTATGTTATGGGCAAACATTTTGCTAAAATTCAAGTTAGCCAAACAACATATGACCGTAACGGCTTCTCTTCTTGGATAGGTGCAAACGGAAATAAAACAATTCAAAATAATAACCGAGTTTCTGGGACTGGTTTTAAAGTATAATTATGAAATTTACCCTCGATTTTAAAAGCGACAACTACGGCAAAAAAGTTATAGACGAGCCATTCGGGACGTCAGATATTAACTTTTCTTTAAAGCAAAAAGATAACGGGATGGGTCGTGATGTTTCGTTTAGTGGTGGAGAAATTCAATTTGAATTTACCCATATGCGTAATCACGAACTTAAACAACTACTTTATTATAACAGAAAGTTTGGATTTGAAGCGATTGTTGTATTGACTATCGAAATTGACGAAAACAATAAATACACTTGTGATTTAGATTTTGCAACTGCTGAAACAGACGATTTAGAGTATTTCAGATGCAAGGGGTTACAAGATGGAAAATTGCAATTAATAAAAAGACGTAAAAGCGTAAAAGTTGATGTTTTAAGCGATGTTGATGTAGATGGAAATTTTATAGGCGGTTTAGTTCCTGAAAACATTTTATTGTTGGCTAAACCTGTAATTCAAAAAAGCGTTTGGAAACAAAACGCACCATTTGTAAAATCTTGGTCTGGTTATGGTCAAGACGCTTTATTAGTATCGTTAGTTGACACTATCGATCAATCGGGTTTAGAAAACACATTAAGTCCTTTTACTCCATTTGTTGAACTACCTTCTTATTATCCGTCTGAAAAATACATCGAAGCTGCCGACTATTTAACTTTAGTAGATTGCCAAAACAACATTAATAATGGAATGGTATTGATTAAAGGACTAAGTTTATCGATTACTGGCACGGGTTTTTATACAATAAACACCTTAAATGTAGCTTATTCTAAAACGTGGAAGGCGGGAGAAATTACAATAGTAAAACTAGAAGATACAACGGATTATTTAAATATAGTAAGTAAAGATTATTTTGTACCTATCACAGGATTAGACCGAAATACTAAAATAGTAGTTTACGCTAGTATATTTCAACCTTATTCATTGCCTGCTAGTACACCTGTTAGCTCTTCGGTTATTGATATGACATTGTCTGGAGAAATAACTATTTCTGCCGAAAGCACTGCTTACAATTCAATATCAAAATCATTGCGTTTAGTCGATGTAATGCGTCAAGTTGTAAAATCAATATCGGGTTTACAAATCAATGCAGCCAGATTTGAAGATATGGGGCAATTTTTCGATAACCGATTGTTTAACGGTAATTTTTTACGTGGAATAACAGATAAACCGTTTTACATTAGCCTAGAAGATATTGAAAAGTCTATTGTTGAAATGCACGCTGATTATGAAATTGGAAGCGATGGAAAGATATTTTTTGGAATTGAGGAAGATTATTACACAAATAATGAAGTTGGATTTTTTAATAATACCCAATTTTCAGAAATGAAGAAATCTTTTAATCCAAAATATAAAGTAAATGAATTTTGGTATAAATACGCAAATTATCAATCATTAAAAGAAAATGAAGAGCCAAATAGTGCTGATACTATTCACGGAGAAAGTAGATTTGTGTTATTTAATAAGCAAGTAGAGAACAAAAAAGACATCGAGATAGATTGGACAAGGGATGCTTTTTTAATTGAAAGCACAAGAAGAAAAGCATTAGAAATCACAACCGATACAGCAAGCCAAGACGATGATACTATATTTTGCATTGATTCTATTAACACAACTTTCGATAATGAATTTACTGAGGTTACACAATTAGAACATACTTTTAATCCGACTACATCAAGATTGACATTACGAAACGATGGAAGTATTAATTTTCTATCGTTAGGAATCGAAGTAGGAAGTTATTTTTATATTAGAACAATTGATATTAACGCAGGAACTTACACGGTTTATGCAGTAACTGCTAATACCTTAGAAATAACCAGAGTATTGGGAATTGTTACGGGTGCAGGAAACGGAAATAGATTGACTAAATACACCTATACATTATCAAGTGCATTCGTACCATTTACAAATTACACAAATCAAGGTTTTAGCGAAACAGAGAATCTAAATAGCGCAGATAGTTACAGTAATAGACGTTATTCAATTAAAAGAAATATTTACAATTATTGGAAATCATATTTAGCAACTTGTAATTTATATTGGAAAAATAACCCAATTAAAAACACTTGGTATAAAAACAACGGGGATTACACGGCTAAATATAACGGTGTTAAATTGACAGAGAAAGCCGATTTTGTGCCTGATAATCCGATATTATCGCCTGTACTTTATGATGATATTGTATTTAAAAATATTCATTTTCCTGAGTTTATCATACTGAGCAATTTAATTCGTTCGCAACGTGGATTTATCAGGACTATCGACAACAACGACCAAGTTATAAAAGTTTACCCTATTGATGTTGAATATTCGTTATTAGAAAAAGAATTGCGTATAAAAGCCGAAGAAAAGTATGAACCAACTTCAATGAGTATTTCAACGGAATTTCAATATATTTTGATTAATAATGAAACTCGAGTTGATTCTTTATTATGGGAAATTAAAAACGAGAAACTTTATATATTCGATGAAAACCGATATAGATTGTATAATGGAGTATTTTGGCACGAGGTAAAAATCAATAATGCCTTTGCTGATTCAAAAGAAATATTAGAGGGTTGGTTAAATTTATTGTAAAATTGATTATATTTGCTTAAACTAACGATGTGAATCAGGAGTAAATTATGGTTGCACCCTTTATAAATCTATTTCGATCAAAAGAAGAAGCGTTCTATTTTAAGAACAGCCAAATAAACACGCAATTTATTTTCAAGGGCGTTCAACTATTACCAAATAACACCGCAAAATATATCCAAGTTACCGATACGCCAAATGGAATTGATTTAGAAGATTGGACGGTTAACGTTGTAGATTTATGCAAAGGCACTAAAACCGATGTTACAGATTATTTCTTTGTCGATTCTTTGACAAATAGTTTAGATGGTGCGCCTCAGTTGTTTTGGTCGCTTACAAATGTGCCTTTTGACTTTGGATACAGATTAGTTTATTTGGAAATTGAACAGGCAGTAGGGGAGTTATTTTATTCTACACCGTTTTTATTGACTAACATAGAAAACGAAAAAACAACGCAATTTCATTATAAAGACAGTAATGAAGATGTTTATCAAAGTATAGGATTGCAAACTTGGTTTGATGAAGAAGATAAAAAAACCGAACTTACAACTTATTACGAAGTTTCTACAAAAAACACAGTTTCACAAGCTATAAAAACGAGCAAAATAGAATTGTTTAGGACTGAATTAATGCCTAAATCGGTATTTATTGCATTGACTTATTTATTAGAAAGCCCTATTTTATACGTAAATTATATTAGATGCTCATTATTTGAAGCTATAGATTTGCCACAAAAAACATCACAGGAAAACTTCATTGAAGCATCATACACTTTAAGTCCAAATTATAATGATAATTTCTTTGGTTTGGCAGATTATTTAGGAATTGATTATGGAAGTGCTGATTATGATACTGACGATGTGCCTACGCCTGAACCAACGCCAACGAGAATACATAATAACGTTTATAACGCAGTTTATAACTAAAAAATAAAGATTATGCCAACAAGAGCCGAAGTTGATGCTGATATTGTATCAAAAATAACAGACAAAACAGCTGCTGGTAGTTTGTCAAATATTGATGATGGGGCTAATAGAGAATTGATGTTAGATTATATTGACCAACAAGTGCCATACACCTTAATAGTTGGATTATTATCGTACGATGGAATTACGTTTACTTTTTTACCGATAGTAAATCTAACAGGAGCTACTATAAGCTGGAGTAAGTTTAGCGGTAATGTTATTTTAACTTCATCAATTGCTATTTTTACAAATGATAAAACAATTGTAAACGATCAATCGGTAAATTCAGGCGGAGGGTATATTGTTACAGGAAGGCAATCAAACACTACTAATATTTCACTTTCTTTTACAAATACAGCAGGAACAACATCAACAGTTCCTAATTTTGATAAAATGCCAATAGAAATAAAAATATATAACTAAAATGCCATGACTTACGAAGAAATACAAGATTTAATCGACACAAATTTAGCAAGCGCAACGAAGATACCCGCTGCAAAGCATCGTGAAGTAGAACACGAACTGCTTAATTATATTCAAGCGAATGTTGCGCAATCAGGCGATATTAAACGTGTAAAATGTGACCTTACATATTTAGAAGCTAATTTTGAAGTTGA